GTGGAGTAAGCAGCATAGGTCAGTTAGTAACACTTGCTAACTATGCTGATGAAGTTCGTATTTCTAATCTAGAAGCAAACGCAGCAGATGCAGCAGACCTTGCTACAAGAGAGTCTGGTTACTTAAACGCTACAGGTGTTACTCCAGATAATCCTGAAACTGTAGTAGACGCTATTACTGGAGACTTAGACAAAGAACCAATCATAAACGAGTTTGAGCCTAATCCTAATATAAAGCCTCCTACGCTACCAGAAGTAATTGAAACGCCTGAAACAACAGACACATCTAATAACGGTGGCGGGGGTAGTGGTGATACTGGCGGAGACACTGGCGGTGCTGGTGGTGCTGGAGATGTTGGTGGCGGAGATGTTGGTGGCGGAGATACTGGTGGCGGTGCTGATGCTGTTGGCAGCTCTGGCGATATTGCTGGTGGTAGTCAGTTTGACCCAGTAGCAGGTGATGGTAACGTAGACGCTGCTGGTAATCAAACAGGTGGTGGTACTTACAAAGGCGTTATTCTTGTTGATGCAGACGGCAACCGAACAAGGTGGGAAGATAGAGAGATACTAGAAGACACTCTAGTTATTACTAGTTCAGACGATGCTGAGTGGGGCAAAAGTGGTACTTGGCAAGTACGTATTGGTGATCTAATTTATGATATAGATTGGAAGAACGGTACATATAGCTCTGATGTTCCTGAAGATTTCTATTTAACTGACCAAGAAATAGCAGATCAGATGTCTACTGATTCTGGCTCTACTCCCTCAGAAACTGGTACTGGTGATGATACAGACTCTGGAGACGGAGACGAGGACGACGACGACAAACAAGTAATTGACATTCTTATCAATACTACTGACGGAGGCGGTGGCATAGACACTGACACCACGGGAGGTGGAGGAGACACTGATACCACTGGAGGTGGAGGAGACACTGATACCACGGGAGGTGGAGGAGACACTGATACCACTGGAGGTGGAGGAGACACTGATACCACTGGAGGTGGAAGCGATACAGGCACTGGTGGCGGAGGTGATACTGACACAGGAGGTGGTGGAGATACTGGAACTGGTGGCGGAGGCGACACTTCTGGCACTGGCGGTGGTGGAGATACCTCTGGTACTGGTGGCGGTGGAGATACAAGTGGTGGTGGTAGCGGTGATACTGGCACTGGCGGTGGTGATGGAGACCTTGGTGACGGAGGAGATGGCGGTACAGGCGGAGGCGATAGTGGCGGTGACGGCACAGGCTCTGGTTCTGGCACAGGCTCTGGCACTGGGAGCGGCTCAGGAGGCGGCTCAGGAGGAGGCAGCGGAGGCGGTTCTGGTATAGGTTACGGAGGAAGGTCACAAACTGAGTCTCTTTTTGCAGACTTCTTAAAGCTACAGAAGCCACAAGATACGCAAGAACTCTTGCAATATGCACAACAAGCTCCAGAGCAAGGCATGATGTCATCTAACGTACGTAACGACATTTTACTTGAATTTATACAAGCTAATCCCAATGCTGGAATGTTAGCAAACTTACAAAGGAATAGAAGATGACTTATCTAGAACTAGTCAATAAAGTATTAGTAAGACTTCGTGAGAATGAAGTTGCTACTGTTAACGAGAACGCATACTCTAAGCTCATAGGCGCTTACGTTAGTGACGCTAAGAGAGCAGTAGAGAACGCATGGGACTGGACAGGACTACGTAACACGCTAACAGTAGACACACAAGCTGATGTTTTTAACTATGTTCTTACAGACGCAGACAACACCATTAAAATTCTAGACGCTACTAACGATAGTCTAAACTCTTTCTTGAGTTACAAGACTTCACGTTGGTTTGATAGCGCCTTCTTAGACTTCACAAGCGTTCCTAAAGGCACTACAACCTTCTACAGCTTTAACGGTATTAACGGTGTTGACTTATATCCTATTCCTGACAAAGCGTACACACTGCGCTTTAACGTGGTTCTAAGGACTTCAGACTTTGTTAATGACGCTGACAGATTGGATGTACCTTTTAACCCTGTTGTTAGACTAGCATTAGCCTTAGCTGCTAGAGAAAGAGGAGAAACTGGAGGCACAAGCGCAGCAGAGTTGTTCGGACTTGCTGACTCTTCATTGGCAGATGCCATAGCTATGGACGCTGCTTTACATCCTGAAGAAACTATCTGGTACTCATAATGGCCCAACAACTACAGAACATTACCATAGCAAGTCCCGGCTTTGCTGGGCTTAACACACAAGATTCACCTATTGGTGTAGACCCTTCCTTTGCTGCCATTGCTGATAACTGTGTCATTGACAAGCTAGGACGCATAGGCGCACGTAAAGGCTACTTAAACGTCAGCGGTAACGGAGCAGCCGTGTTAGGCTCTAGCCGTGGTATTGAAACTATCTTTGAGTTTGTAGACAGAAGCGGTGATAAGATTGTTATCTCTGCTGGCAACAATAAAATATTTAAAGGTACTACAACTCTTGTTGACATTACCCCTGCTAATTACACGCCTTCTGCTAACAATTGGAAGTGTGTTAACTTTAATAATCATATACAGATGGTACAAAGCGGTCACGAGCCTCTTATTGGAACAGACGAGTCAGGTTCTTTTGTACTAGAGAAAATATCTAGTCATGCACACTCCGCAGGTACAATGCCTCAAGGAAACGAAGCTTTGGCTGCTTTTGGTAAGATGTGGGTAGCAGGTGTTGTAGGAAGCAAATACATTGTTTACTGGAGTGACACTCTTAACGGAGCAGCTTGGACAGGAGGCGCTTCAGGCAGCTTAGATTTAACTTTAGTCTGGCCTTCTGGCTTTGACGAGGTTGTGTCTTTAGCTGCACACAATGACTTCTTAGTTATCTTTGGTAAGCGTTCTATTGTTGTGTATTCAGGCGCTTCGTCACCTGCTAATATGGTTCTTGCAGATACTATTGACGGTGTAGGTTGTATTGCTCGTGACTCAGTACAACAGACAGGCAACGATCTAATATTCTTATCTGACTCTGGTGTACGCAGCTTTGGTAGAGTAATTCAAGAAAAATCTCTGCCTATGAGAGACATTAGCAAGAATGTTCGTAACGACTTGATGTCTCTTGTTGAAAAGCAGCAGTTACCTATAAAATCTCTGTATAGCCCAGACGAAGCTTTTTACTTGCTCACCTTACCCTCTACTGGTGAGGTATACTGCTTTGATATGAGAGGTCCGTTAAACGAATCTGGAGCACATCGTGTTACTACATGGTCAGTTATTGACCCTCTAGCTTTAAACTTAGCAGAAGACGGAACAATTTACATAGGAAAGTCTACAGGTATTGTTAAATATCACGGATACTTAGACAACACTTCTGAGTATCAGTTACGATATTTTAGCAATCCTACAGACTTTGGTAACGCTTCTAATTTAAAGTTCCTAAAAAAGTTTAATTTAACTATTGTAGGTGCTCACGGCACAGACATTACACTAAACTGGGGCTACGACTACACAGAAGCTTTTAATAAACAAGCTTTTACATTTAGTGCTAGTAACGCTGTTTCTGAATACGGTGTTGCTCAATACGCTATTTCAGAGTACTCAGGAGGTGTTGACGCTTTGATTAACAGAGCTAGTGTAAACGCTAACGGCAGCGGTAGTATTCTTACTATTGGTATTGAAGCGCAGATAGCCAATGTTCCTTTTTCTATTCAAAAAATTGATATACATGCTCTAATGGGGAGACTTATTTAATGTCCAATTATACAAAAACAACTAACTTTGCTGCTAAAGATGCACTAGCTTCTGGAAATGCAAATAAAATAGTACGAGGGACAGAAATTGACGCTGAATACACTAACATTGCTGTTGCTGTTAACAGTAAATCTAACACTGCTAGTCCTACATTCACAGGAACTGTCGCTGCGACGACACTCAATGTCTCAGGCGTTGTCACAGCAGGAACTATAACTGGAGGTGCATTCTAATGAGTGTAGAAACTGGAACAGAAGCTGGTTTTGATTGGCAGGGTTTTTTAACTAATATTGGTAGAACAGGCGGTAGCTACTATCTTGGTCAAGAGAACATTAAAAATGTACAAGACACAGGTAGAGAACTACAAGACGCTACAGGACTGCTCTCTGAACAAGCAAGAGCAGGTACAGCTTTTCAGCCTTACGCTGTTACTAGTGACTTAGCTAACGTAGCTACCAACGCTCAAGGCGGCTTTGATGTTAACTTATCTCCTGAACAGGCTGCTATGCAACAGCAGCTAATGGGACAAGCACAGGGTTTGTTTGGACAGGTAGGTCAAGACCCAGCAGCGCAGCAAGCGTCTATATTTGAGCAAATAAGAGCCACACAGCGTCCTGAAGAAGAACGTAACCGTCTAGCTACAGAAGAACGCATGTTGTCTCAAGGCAGACTAGGTATTTCTTCTAGTGCTTATGGCGGTGCTTCTCCTGAACTTCTAGCGCAAGAAACAGCTCGTCAAGAAGCTATGGGTCGTGCTAACTTAGGCGCTAGAAATCAAGCACTAGCAGAGCAGCAACAGTCTCTAGCAGGTGCTCAAGGTCTAATGACTGCTGGTTATCAGCCACAACAGCAAGCTCTTAATCTACTGAGTGGCGCTACACCTGCTGCTGGCTTTGCTGATATTGGTCGTAGGACTGGTACTGAACTAGGTTCGCAGCTAGACTTAGGAGGCATAGAAGGACGCTTGAATGCAGAGCAAATGGCTAATCAGCTAAGACTAGGACAGCAATCAGCTCTGTTAGAAGGCGTTGTTGGGTCAGAGATGTCTACTAGAGATAAGCTGTTAGCGGCTGCTTTAAAGCAAGGCACAGACGGCGGTGGTGGCATGATGGCAGCTATCTTTAAATACCTTGGAGGTGATGAATAATGGCTACTCAACAAGATTTAGTAAGACTACTAACAGGCATTTCTGACACACAGCAGCCTGTACAACCTACCCCTGTCGCTGGTTCTAAGAACTTTGCAGGGATGTTTGGAGCACAACAGGCGGCTAAGTTGTCTGGCGGTATACAGAACCTAGCTCGTGGTGGTAAGCCTTCTCCACAGCAGAACATAGCTAGTGCTATTAGTGGCATAGACTTAAAAAGTTCTGACGGTCTACGCACTATGGCGAAGGTTAAGCAGATTCAGGGTGATATAGAGGGTGCTAATGCTCTGAATAAGCAAGCCTTAGATTTGGAAAACTTAGAACCACAAGCTAAAGCAGTAGCAGACAACCTCCCTGCTGAATATTCTGCGTTAAAAGACGCTATTATGGCAAATGTTTCGGGAGCTTTGCAGAAAGGTATAGATATTATAGGTGCTCTTCCTAAAACTACAGATTTAAAAGTAAAATATCTAGTTGACCCAGTAACACAGAAAACCCTAGGAAATGTTTATCAGAGAGGTGCTCACTTATATAATTCTAAAAATGAAAGAATTGATTTAACCGCTGACGTTACAGATAAAGGCCTTGTAATAGCTGATACTTTTCTTAAACCTGCCTCGTCTCTTGTTAGTACGGCTCCTAGTGAAGCAGCAGTAAGAGCAGAGTTAGAATCTGCTATGACATTAGAAAAATTTAAAGACATGTCTAAGGATTTGATAGAAAGAGGAGCACTAACTAAAGAATCTTATGACAAGTTTATGCCTGTTTATCAAAAACTAGAAGAACTAGAGCAGTCTGGTGTTGTTGGTGAAGGAGGAGCAGGAACAGAGTTTTTTGCAAGCGCTACTAATTATATAACAACTGCTTTACAGATTTTAGACCCTAGTTATAAAGTCCCAGCAGGGGCTTCTGGACAGGCGCTATATGAAACGCAAGCTAAGTTATTAAAAGCTAAGATGACAGAAATGACTAAAGGTGCTATTTCTGACAGAGAAAACGCAGAGCATAATAAATATACCACATCTGTTAACATGCCTAAAGCGGTTCGTATGGGCAAAATTAACATGGATAAAGCAACGCTGCAATCGGCAATGAACAAAGTAAACGCAGAGGAGCAATGGTTTGAAAAATACAACACTACTGTAGGCTTTAACGCAGCTTGGTCGCGATACGCTGAAGATTTTCCAAGAACTGCTGGAGCTACTCTTAGAAATGTAACTGTTAATGGAAAGACTGAAAAGAAGCTTGTAGATAATTTTGAGATGGTCGAAGATAATATGCGTTTATTTGATCGTTTGTACCTTGGGAAGAAAACTAGCGGTTCTCCTGTGTTTACGGACGGAGAAAAACAAACCTCTCTAGAGGAAGTTAGAAATAGCTTAGAGAAATCAAAATTAGATGCTTTAATGACAGCGCAAAGCGCAACAAAACCTACCGAAATTATGATAGCAGATTCAAAGAGGTTTGCTCGTAAAAACATAGGAGCCGCTATTATTAGAAAGCTAGACACAGGTGGATGGAGGGTTTCTAAATGAAATTCAACGCAGAAGATTTACAGATTCTAGACGAGCAACAAGCTGCTAAAGATGCTCTTAAAGCTCAACCAGAAGCTATTGCACAAGAACTAAAGCAGCAAGAAGTAGCTGACCCACGTTCACCAGCACAGAGAGCTGTAGAAGGTTTTGGGCAATACTACGCTGCTAACCCACCTGCGGCTCTAACTGCTGACATAGCTATGGGCATTTCTACAGGTAGAGCAGGACTTAACCAAGGCATCTCACAGGCCGTAGATAAAGCAACTGAAACTTTTAACTGGCTTGTTGGAGAAGAGTATAGCGCAGAAGAAGCTGCTCAACTACGGGAGCAGGTAATCACAGACCCGCAAATAACAAAACAACAAGTATACGCAAGAGTACGTCAAGAAATGACAGGAGATAGACCTAACGCGCTTGCTTTAATAGCTGGAGAGGCTCTACCTACTCTTGCTCTTGGCCCAAGCAAAGGTGCAGGTGTTGTTAAAAGTCTGTTACAAAGTGCTGCTACTGGCGGTGTCGCTGGTTATATGGAGTTTACAGAAGGTGGTGAAAAAGAGAGGGCGAATAATACTCTTTTTGCTTCCGCTATTTCAGCGGCAATGGATTCAGCTTTTAAAATATTAACTCCTGTTGTCAGAGCAGGTAGCAGGCTTATAAAAGCGAAACTCGACGACCTAGTTCAAACAGATAAAATAGACCTTAAAGAAAGACTCAGTAAGAAAGAAGTTTCTAATGTTATAAAGTCTGCTGAAGAATTAGGAATTGTAGTAACTCCTGCCGAAGCTACTGGAGATTTCTTGCTAATTAGTGGACAAAACCAGTTAAGCATAAACACTGCAACCAGAGAAGAAATAGCTTCTTTTATTATGCAGCGTAATGACGATTTAACAGAAGGTATGCTATCTCTGCAAAGAATAGCTGATCGTGATATAGGAATAGGCGGCAATCTTAATGGAGCTACCTTTACACCTTCTACTAATGGAAGTACGAAAGCTCCTTTTGTTTTAAGCAGTGATGAAAAAGCCTTTAAACAGACAAGACAACAAGTTTACAAACAAACATTAGACATTAAAGATTTTAACGAGATGATATCAGCTAGTCCTAGTCTAAGAAAAATAGTAGTTGATTACAGAGCAGCTTTAAAAGCTAAACCAGATAAAAGAACAGCCGAGCAAGCTGTTGCTTTAGATGCCATAAACGATCTAAAAAAAGAATTAAACTTGCCGGCAGGTTTCCCCATAGAAAATGTTGGTTTTATGGACTTAATGCTAAAAAGATTTGATAAGTTGTTGCCTAGTGGTTTAGGTAAAACAGGCGCTGCAAAAGCTGACGAAAGATTAATAGCTAAACAAAGGGAAGCAGTCTCTCAAAAGTTAAAAGACAAAGTTTCAGGATACTCTGATTTAAAAGCTAGAGAGCAAAGAGCGTTAGCGGTGAGAACTTTACAAAATGCTTTAGACTCGACAGCCCCTCAAGGAGTTAATATAAAAAACTTTTATAATAC